TAAGTAGATATGGATTAATGCGGGATTTACGTTTCTGTTTATCTTTAGATCCTATAGTTCTTGGCATATTATTTACCTTGTTTATCTTTATTATAGAAGGGATTAAGTCTCTCAAATGTTTGCACTACTTTACCTTTCCTAATAAATGATTTAACTTTGGTACGTTTGAAGTTCGCGGTATCTGACATTAGAAACATATTATTTCTTACCTTTATTAAGTTTACGTAATCGTTGTTTCTCTATATTTCTTTTACGAGCAATATTTATTCTATTAACTACATTTAATAAACCTGCTCCAGTTATTGCTCCCATTAAACCTATACCTATATTTCGTCCAATATTACCTTTATTATTAATTGGGATATAATTCTTTAATCCTTTAGGGTTTACATTCGCTAATTGTTTTAAAGTTTCCACATCCATTGTATTCTTATATTCATTAGCTGCTGTTTGAGCATACATAAATGAATCATCTACACTAACTCCTGCATTTCTCAATTCATTAAACGTATCTTGATAAACCTTAGTTGTAGCAACTTCAATATCTCTAATTACTCTCTTATTTATTAACTCTTTATTTCGTCGTTTTATCTTCGCATTAATCTTACGTATACGTTGTGTTGTTGGCAAATTCTTCCTAATGTTAGATTCAATCATCTCCCCCATCATAGGTAACGTAGGAACAATTGAACCTGCTGCAATAGCTTTAAGTCCGCCAATTAATATCCTACGTCTACGTTGTTTCTTATCTTTAGCATTCTTAGTTCGTGCAAAATCTGCCATTAAGTACATAAGTTTATTGATTAAGGTATCATATCTATTTTACATCTATTAATAGATTTCTTAATCCCATAGCTCTAAGTTTACTTCGCATTAAACCATTCTTATAATCACTAATAAACTCGCTAGTTAATACTGCCATATCATTACCTGTGTAATTACGTGCATCTAAACTAGTCAAACCTAACTTATTCTTAATTAACTCAAGTTGTCCATCTATTGCTAACTCAATATTATCTAATTGTCTAACATATGATTCAAATTGTTCATTACTTACATTCATGTAATTAGAAAGTATAGTATTCTGTAACTCTTCTAAATCACGTTCTAATACTCTAGGATTAACTTGTCCACCAACAAAAACTTTTTTAACTTTATCAAATTTACCAATTAATTTATCTTGTAATCTTAATAGAACACCACGTTTACGTTTAGTGTACTCCAACTTAAATAACTCATTATCTAATAAATCATTTCTGATTCTTTTTAGTGTTGAATAATGACTAGTTTCACCTAACTTTAATGAAATTGCATTCCTTAATGTATTCTCAGATTGTATTATCTGATTATCTAATCGTTGGATAATAGGATTACTAATAATAACTTGTTCTGGAGTAAATCCAGGTGGAATTAATTCATCACTTAGCTTATTCAACCCTTCATCTATAATTGCTTTTCTAGCTAACTTCATTGATTGAATAGATGAATAAATCTTAGTATTAGCATCTTCTATTTCATTAATGTAATGTTGAATTTTATCTACATCTTCTTTAAATTGATTAAGATCATCTTTAGTTAAAGTAGCTTTAGTTATAGAGTTATATTGTTTAACTCTAGTTGTAATGTCATCTACTGAAGATTCAGTAGTTGCTGTCATAAATGGATTAACTAATTCATATCTATTATCTATTTCAATAGCTTTAGTAATAGACTCATCAATAGTATTAGTGCGCCAATTAACTACATCTTCTAATACTTTATTTGCTCTATCAATGTTAATTGTAGTTGGTACACGTTCAGGTATTTGTAATGGAACTAATGGAACATCAATAATATCATCTAGTAATGCTTGACTTAATGCTTTAGTTGTAACTACGGCTGGTTTACTTCTAATAATATCAGGTATGTTAAGTGGAGTTACATTACTCTTCTTAAATGCCGCATACATAGCAGCAGTTCCTAATATGCCAGCAGCAGCCCATTTAACAACATTGTTATTAAGTAATGATGATATATAGATTGGTACATTAAAAGGTTCTTTAGTTTCAGATTCCTCTACACTGGTAAGAAAACACGAGCAATTTGCGTGAAGTAGTGGTTGACTTTGACTATTACTTAACAAGTCATCTATCTTAATTATTCCTTTACCATAACCATAATCATAGATAGCGCGTTCCTGACATATTGGACATACAATACCATCCATCTTAAATGACTCAAGTTGTGGTGATCTATTAATTAACTCAGATAATTTATTGTATATTTTACGATATCTAGTATTATAATCGCCGGGAATCATAGCACGTTTATGTTCAATACTATTGTTCCACTTAACAAACTTAATACCTTGTTTCACATAATAATCAAGCCGTCCAAGATTATAAGCGTGTCCCATTTCAGTTATTGCAATACGTTTAGTACGAGCCTGATTATCCTTTAGTTTTCTTACTTTCTCAAGTAACTTGTCACGATAAGCTCTTAAATCCTGCATCTTATAAACTGCTTTATCTGGTAACTCATTAAGTAGTTTCTTATCAGGGATAGTTAACTTAACATCAGGATCATACTTCTGTTTAAGGAATGCTACACTCTCATAAACATTCATATCTTTAGTTGCAGTTAATTTAGTTGGGATATCATCTAATCGAGTTTTAATTAACTCAAGTTGTTTATTGTATTGCTCCATTTGTTTAGCATCTTCTCTAGTTAACATTGCACTAATACGTTTATAATAAGTAACGTCTTTATCAGGGCTATTATCTGCTAAATAACCAGTAGTTTTAGTTTCTTTTTCACCAACAAGTATCTGTTGTAATGTCGCTTTATATCGTTTGTTCAGATCATTACCTATAGTATTAATACGTCTATTTAAATACGATTTACCAAACTCAGTTTGTTCAAGTAATGGTACATCGCCTCTAGTAGATTCAATTTGACGACGTTGTTCAATTGCTTGAACTGAATCTCTAATATTAGCAGGTATCTTACTAGCATCTAACTTAGTTGTTTGTAACTTCTGTTGCTTCTTTAAGGTACGTTCAATTAAACGTTGTTCTCTAGTTGATATACCTTTAGTTGATTTAGGTCTATCATTAATATCATTAAGTGTTTGATTATGTCGTTTAACTTCATTAATTAAATCAAGTTCTTCTCTCTTCATTTGTTTTAATACATCAGCATCACTATCAGAAGTGTCATAACCTTTAACTCTTCTATACTTAGCTAAGTTTAAATTACCATTCTCATCTACAAATGATTTACGCCAAGCATCTCTATCTCTAACTGCTTTACTTAATTGTTGATTAACTTCAGCTTTATTAACACGAGGTAATACTTCAGGTGTAACATCTTTAGTATCTTTAGATAACTCATTTAACTTAGCTATGTTAGCAGGATCAGTTAATTCAAAAAACTTATCTTGTTTATCTTTAATTAAGTTATCCTTAGCTGCGATAAGTGCATTTAACTCATCTTCACGATTACGTATAACTTGAATAGCTCTAACTTTATCTACATCATTATAAGTACCTTCTTTATCAATTGATCTTAATATCTTAGTACCACTATAATTACCTTCTTTATCTTGATAATCACGACGTATTCTATCTAACTCAGATTGATAACCTTCCTTTTCCTTAGTAATTTCATCAATCTCATTTCTTAATTTCTCAAGTGGTGATGCAAATTCCGCAATGCTATCAGAGTAAGAAAAAAGGGATGGCGGCGTTTCATCTATTGCATGAGTACGTCCGAGATTCCAACTATCATTCCATAACTTATTTAATTGATTACTGATAATGAGACTTAAGTTATCTTGTTTACGCGATAATGAGTTACCTATACTATTAGTTAATCCATCTGTAAATGCAGTAACTAACTCATCTTGTTCTTTAATGTACTTGTTGATGTTCATAATAAATAAGCCGCGATTAGTGGCGACTTCTAGTGTTATATGTAGTTTAACTTAATTTAGTTATCCTTAGTTAGTTGTAATTAAGTTACTGAATTAATTATTAACAGAGTTTAATATCTCATCTTTAGCTTGCTCAGATATAACTTGATCTGGATATACTGGGATGTTAGTAAACACGTTATGTTCAATACTTTTAAACATTATATAAGGATAAGGAACATACTGTTGTAGATGAGCTTTATATGTGTCTACAAAGTTAGTGTTAACGTAGTTAATAAATTCAATGTTATTCATGTTGGCGTAGCGAATGACTTATTATATGCGGCGATAACTTCAGTTGTATACTTCTCAATAATTAAGTTCTGATATATCGTATCTAAATCAAAGTCAGTTATAGCTAATCTATAACCCATTAACTTATTACCTACATACCAAGTTAATTTAATTGTCCATAACTTAGATTCGTTATCGTAGTTATAAGTAATGTAGTTAGATGTATCTGGTTTAAGTTGTTCATAAATAACACCACTTAAACAACTTATTAATACTGTGTGTTTCATAACTCTACTTTACCTTAGTTAACTTAACTGTAACATCATTAATAAACTCATCTGTGAATAGATGTGAGAACTTATCATCTTTAACTTGCACATCTAAATACCATTCAGAACTGCGCCACTTATTTTTCTTACCTTTAACATAATACTCCTGACATAGTTGTTGTGTAGTTAGGAAACTCACATCATTCATCCTATCTAGTAGTAACTGTGCTTCATTAGTTATACCTAACGGTGATAGGAATATAAACTTAATGGGACGATTGAACTTATCAGCACATAGTTGATAATAACCTTTATCTCCTATAGTTTTAGCTATGTCATTTGTAGTTATCTTATTTAACTTTAACTCATATACTATAACATTACGTCCATTAGATTTAACGAAGTCAACTCTTCTAGTTTTAGTTGTTGCATTAATAGTATTGATTAGTGGATGTTCAATGTAGAATCTACCACCATCAGTACATAAATCAATCCAGTTCTTAATGCGGAATGCTAAGTCTACTTCATTACGTGGTGCAATTGGAATGCCGTGTACATTGGCGGACTCTTGTTCTAGTAGTAATTGATGTGACTGTTGATACTGCTGTTTTAGTTGATATAGAGTTAAGTCAACTTTAGCAGCAAATTCAGGTGATAACCATTGGGCTATTCGTATTGCAACTATTTCATGTACCCAAGTTCCTTGTTCATAAGGATTACCACCTTTAATTGTTTGAACAAGTTCGTTACCCTTAATTCCGGTGATCGTGGAAACCTGTTCTATATAAGACTTTGACCATTTGTTCTCGAAAAAGTGATCTATTCTTTTACCACCTGCTTTGCACATTGCAGTTGCATTCCAATAGTTATCTGAAGTGCGGCGATAAATTGATTCGTTATTAAAATCAAAGGCTTTAACTATATTACTCATTAATTTTGTTCTCCATCATAAATTTAATAATTTGATTAATACCTTGAAATTCTTCACCTTGTTTAACTCTAATAATAGTACAGTTCAATTTAGCAATTAAATACTGTTCACGTTTAATATCGTTATCTTTAATATCTACGTTGTTATGATGTGTTTCGTCGTATTCAATAACTAGATTATATTTTTCATTATAAAAATCTAAATAATAATTATCTACTTTCTTTTGATATTCAAACACTAATAGGTCTTTAAATGTAGATTCTAATAATAATTTAAATTCAGTTTCGTCTCTTTTAAACTCATATCTAATACTATGTACATTTAACCATTGTTGAAAGTACGGTAATAATTTGTTATGAATCCATGTTCCTTGTTTAGTAAAGTTACCACCTTGACGTTTAATTACACATTGTTTTAAAATTTCAGACTCGACTGCTTTAATAGCTTTTTTAGTTCCTGCGTTTTCTAACCAATGTTTAACCTCTTTACCATGATCTTTAGCAAGTGCTGTAGCGTAAATATATTCATCTAAATAGACATCGCTCATATTACTTATCCTTATTTTTTCTTACCTCTACATCATACTACAATAATTCAAGTTTTAGTTTAATGTAGTTACTAATTGATCTCTTCTCTAGTTCAGCCAACTTAACTAACTGTTGATATTGTTCCTCAGTTACTTTAAAGTTAACCATCTTAGTTGCTAATGTTTTAGTCATAATACACTACTTAATTAACTTACTCATCCACTATATCATACTAACTTAACTTAATTAATGCAAGTAGTTGTCATTTCTCATAGATCTATGTTATCTTAGTTATTAGTTAATTACATACACATAACTACAATGAACGTTGAACATTTAGTAGAAGTTGGTTCTAGAGCAGTTTACGATAAGTTCACTGACACTATTCCTAAGTACAAGTTACAAGTAGCTTTCATGGCTATGATTGAAGCAATTAAAGCAGCATCATTAACTGAGTCAGTTAGCATTAAGGGATTTGGTACATTTAGCACAACTGAAGTTAAGGAACGTACAGTTAGCACTATCTTTACTAAAGAACCTAAGTTAGTTGAAGCTCATAAGAAGGTTAGCTTCAGACCAGCTAAAGAATACAAGAGTAAAGCACGTTACGATAAACAGGGTTAATAGACGAAGTTATTTAACTACTGCAACATAAAGAAAAAGCACCTTCAATTAAGAGGGTGCTTATTTTTTTGGTCACTAACGTTATTATAACATGAACGCATCTGGTGGTAACTTACTATCTACATTTAATCTAGCTACGATACGACCAACTCCAATAACTAATGTTCTATCAAATGTATATTCAATTAGACAAGTTCCATCAGGATGATACGCCGGACTCATGAATGTTATCTCAGTTCTAGTTAATCTAGTTACTATTGCATTATCAAACTGATATTCGATGTTGTCTATAAACAGAGTTATATGAGATTGATCTGTATATGCTTTCTTTAATATCTGATTAATAGTCATAGTGTTATTCAAATAAACCTTTAATATAGTTACGAGTCACATTAACTGTAACACCATAACTACTATCCATTATATGTTCTCTTATTTCAGCACGAGTTGTATTACCTGGACTATCTGTAATAACTTGAAGTGGCATATAAGTAACGATGTTTGACGTAACTAGATGATTAAGTGCCATCTGCATACTATCAATAGCATCATCATTCTTACCACGTGGAAACATAGTAGCTTCTAGTAATAGTGGTTTAATCCAACTATGTACATTCTCATCTGGAACTAATACGTTACCTGCATTAATTTCTGGCACACAACTAAGGATACGTTGTTCTTTATCACCTTTAGTTATGAGTGGTATAAGTCCAGTTATGGTACGTTTAAGTAATGCAATTACAGCATCTCCATTTGCACGTTGTTCAATTAACCTAGTTCTTATCATCGGATACTTATTACACAACTCAATTATGGATTCTACTTGTTTAAGTATATCCATTTTGCCATACACTAAGTCAATAATGTAGAACTTGTTATCCTTACGTCCCATAACTATAAGTGACGTATTATCGCTAGTTTCCTTATCGTTCATAGATAAATCGAATGCCATGCAAGTTGCATCAAACTGAGTTGGAAGTATGTACCAATTCTGCCACCATTCACGCCTAATAAGTCCACCACCGAGCGGAACTGGTTGTTGTTGATATTGACTAGCATAGCTCCATTCCTCGTCCTTCTTGAGCCTCTCAACCACATCTCGCGGAAATCGAATTGGTTCAAGTAATTCATTCTGATTAGTGCGCCAATCAGTCCAACCAATGCGAGTCCAGTATCTCTGAGTGTCTTCATATTCCATTGGGAGACATAGATGTTCCCAAACTCCTTCTTGTTGTAAGAAAAAACCAGTCATATCCATTTCACTAACCCTTTGTTGAACCAAGATGATAACACCTTCTGATTGGTTGTTTAAACGCGACATCAGAGTATTGCTGACCCATTGATTAACTTTATCAAGTGTATTCTTACTATATGCAGCGTTAGCTTTAACAGGGTCGTCAATTATAATTGTGTCTGCACCAATACCAGTGAAGATACCTTCAGGACATGATGTGGCGAATCTACGACCATTAGCATTATTCTCATAGTCATTCTTCATATTCTTATCGCGTCTGAACTCCCATGGTGTAGCACCCATATCGCGCCATACTGTAGCCATACCTCGCTTATACCAATCAGATTGCATTATCTGACGACTATGTACACTACCTTCTTCTGCTAATCCATAACCATAACTAACGTTGGCGAATTTAAGATGAGGCTGCCTTATCCAACAATAGGCTGGAAATGCTTTAGTTACTAATGCTGACTTAGCAGTTCTAGGTGGTACGTTAATTATAAGTCGTTTTATTTCACCAGTTAATGTTGCATCTAGATGTTCGGCTATTGCGTGTAGATGTTTAGCTGGTAGGAATACTTCGCCATTGAATGTCTGCCAACTATGAGCTAGGAAACTGTAACTAGATTGATATGCTTGAACGTAACTTTGTTCTTCTAGTAGTGATTCTAATTCATACTGTTCATCCTTATTATCTAGTATCGCTAGTTCATATAACTTGTTCTCTATGTTAGCTAGTTCTTTTTCTAATTGTTCGCGGGAAGTCATGTTAGTATAGTTTAAGTTAATAACGTGGACTAATCCACCATAACAGATAATGGATATTAAAGTGGAAACCATATGATTATACAGAACGTAAGTTTAGGTAAATAGATCAAAGCTACCTAGTTCATGTTAGGTAGCTTATTTAGTGCGCGTCTTGTACTTAGTATAAATTTATACTTAGGTTAGGTCGCGCCTTGATTAGATTGCTTCGTTGTCCTACCTTTTTTCTTACGTGATAGTTTTGCTTTTGTTTTAGATTCTATTGAAATCTTGCATTCCGTCTAGAGTTTTTAAATGTTTATTTACTAAGATTACACCTTTATTATTTTTATTCATATCTTCTTTAATGTAATATCTAATAGCTGTATTATTTGATTTAGCTGTATGTGCTATTTCAATGTAAGTGTCTGACATACTATCATCATCTAATTTAATATTATTATCAAGTTTTAAATTAGATGGTGTTGGTGTATTTTTGTTATCTATTTTAAAATAAGGACTATTTGATACAAGTTCGTCTAATTGATCAGGATCTAATACTTGACCTTCTTTAAAGTTTTTAGCTAATTTATGTGGAATAACTAATCTCATAACTGATTGATGATTATCTATTATTTCTTTAGGTGTAGTTAACTTCATTGGATCAATGACATTATTTACTTTGTTAACTTTACGTGTACTTTGTCTAACTAATTTACCATTCCTTAAATAACTACGAACACCTATAGTTGTTAATGCAACACCTCCAAGTAATCCTGCTCCTATCATTAAGTTACGTTTGAGATTGTTGTTCTTAGCTTTACTTTGTTTGAACTCCGCTATATCTGACATTAAATAGATCATGTTGTTATTTAGTATTGTTGTTATCAAGTTGCTTACGTATCTCAGCACGTCGTAACTCTAATTCTTCTTTAACTTTATCACTATCAGTTAGTAGTTTGTTTAAGTGAGCAAGTCTAGTTTTACTTACTTCCTTATTCTTACGCTCAGTTAATGTTGCTTCTTTAATCTCATCTAATAGTGATGCCGTGTTAGGCTCACCTAGAATACTTCTCACTGTAGTTACGCTATCTTTAATTGCTCCTATTATATCTTTGAGATCTCTTGGTTTAAGTGGTGGTAAATCATCATAACCTCCTGTTACGTATGGTTCTAGAAACTCTTCCATTAGTTGATTAGTCTTCTCTAGTATTCTTAGATGTTGTGCATCGAACTTACCGCTTTCTCCCATCAAGTCATCTAGATTAATTTCGGTATTCTTGATGCGTAGTTTACGTTTGAATTGAGTACGTTGTAATAACCATTTGCCACTTTGACTTCTATTTCTTATTGTTTCTAGTTTGCAACCATATTGTTGACATAGTTGTTCATGAGTTGGAAATGTCTTACGTTTAAGTCCAGTACCTGCATCTCTCTCATCTCTACCTTGTACGAACTCTCTTTCAATGATGTCCCAGGGGAATAGTTCATTTGCCATGACGTAATTATGAGTTTTATTATTACCTTAATTCTACATTGTATTAGTGGGGGTAATGGTATATATAGTTGGTATGTAGTTTTGAGTTAGTTGTGTAATGTATGATTTATGTATTTGTTTCACCCAAAATCCCACATTCCTCAACCTCTGAAACCCTTACACTGTAAGGGTTCTAGCCTTCAAAACTATGTAGTAGAGTATGTAGTAGTCAGTGTATATTAAAGGGGTGAAGGAAAAAAACTTCACAACGGTTAACTAAGTTAACCGATTAACAATCTATCAGTTCTATATCTAAGATATAGAACAACTAACGTGAGTTAGTAACATAATAGTTACTGCCGTTAATTTACGTTAGTAGGATAATTGACGCTATTGAGGATAGTGTCAGATAAACCTTTAATTAATAGGGAACTTGAACAATGAATACTACAATTGTTAATTGTATTGATGGTAGTTTTGATTTAGTAATAACTAATGAAAATAAAGGCGTTAAGAAAAACTTTATTTTCTTAGATTTAATTAATGAAGATCAAAAAACAATTCTAATTGAGGTATTTATTCAATTAAAACCTAATCAATGGATAAGTCTTTAGTTATTAAATACCAGTTACTATCATCTAAACTAATCTAGATGATAGTAACTGTTAGTTAATAAGAGTTTAACTACAGATACACAATTTAAAGGAATTAAGAATCATGACTAGCTTAACAACTGTTCAACTTAACTCACTCAGTGCAATTGAACGTAACAAGATCAACAGCACCCGTAATCCGTTAAATATGTCTTTCGGGGCATATCAACATACCGGCGTTGATAAAACTACTAATCTTGTTACCAAAAAACCTATTAGTTTGACAGTCAAGTTTGAAACTGAGTGCAACAAAGACGGGGATCTACTCCGTTTTAGTGTTTTGGTGAGTAACTGGATTAAGGCTGATAGCGGTACTAAGAACTCAGATGGAAAATACGCAAAACAACTATGTGAAGAATTTGTGCCGTGTAAGATATGGCACTTTAACAAGCAATGGGAGTTAAGTGTTGAGATATTCAGCAACTCACTATTTTCTACTGATGGAGAATTGGTAAATTATCCAGAAATTAAAAACAGGGCGGATCTTGCAGATATATTTATCAGTGCAATAGATAGTGGTGATTTTGAGTTCTTAAAGACTGCTATAGATGATAAGAACAAACTAAGAGTGGTAACTGCTTATGATGATAGCGTGTTACTTCTAGTTGAGTTATTAGCAGTCAGTGAGTTAAGTGATAAACCTTATGAGGGAACAGGTAATCTAGAAAAATACAAATTCAATCCTATACCATTAGAAACTGCTCTACAGTGCTTCATTAATGCCAGTAATACAGCTAAAAGAGTTATTGGTGTAGTATCTAATGGTAGTGAAATAGCTAAACTAAGCGGTTACGCTGAAACTAAGTTAGGTAAAAAGTATGAACTATTGCGGGAATTACTAACTAGACTCAATGTACCAAGTAATAAAGCAGATAACTACTATAAGGGTATGCAAAGAAGTTTCGATAGAGACACCATACTAACATACCTTGAATGGTTAGTAAACTTCATACAGCCATTACAACTAACTAACTTACCAGATGACTATTACAAACTAAGTTATGATCAGGAGAATAAAGGTAAGGATAATCTGAATAAGTTTGATGTACCATACAGTGAAATTGAATCAACATTTAAATGTAGCGATAAGTTTATGTTCTCACTGTTAGAAACTGCTACAGATGACTTAATTATTGAGTTATCCGATAAGTTAGGTATTACACTCAAGTAAACATCAATTACATTGAATACCAATTGTAGCTACTAAATATGGTTAACTTAGTAGCTACTGTTGTTAGTCAATACAGATTAACAATTATCCTAACTCTAAGAGTTAGTTAAAATCATGAATTACAACGAATTACCATACAATCAATTACAGAAATTAGCTAAACAACGCGGTATTAGAGCTAACATGAAAGCTATGGAAATAATCAAAACACTTGAGGATTATGATTTAAATCAAGTTAACGTTAGTAAGGTTAATGATTTAACTCTAGATGATTTAAGTGATATATTTTCACTATTTGATGAAGTTACTCCAGTTGTAGATACTCAAGTTACTCCAGTTAATGAAGTAACCAATAAACCAATAACGCGGTTAACTAACTGCGCTACAACTGCGGTTAATAAGTGTATGGTATGGCTAAATAATGCACATATTGACGCTGATAATACTCAAGTTAAGTTAACAGCATATAACTATCTGCAAGATGCTGTTAAGTATTTTGCAGCTAATGAACCATCAAGACTGTTAATGTCCGATATCCCTAGTCTGTATGATGTTAATACCATAGAGATAACTATGGATCAGAAGTTTGAATATATCTACGGAACTAAAAATGGCAATAAGCTAGTAAAAATACATAATGGTAAAGAGAGACAAGAATTAGTAGATGATACTAAACAAGTATCGCCCCCTAGATGGTACAGAAGACTACTATCTAAAGCATCTAAGAACAGAGAGATGAATAGAAAGGGAACTGAGTTTGCTATTAACTTGATTAGTCCATCAAGTAAAATCGAAAATAAACAAGCTAACGACTTTACTCCAGAAAAATTGATCTTCTGGAACTTGTATGATCGTTTACCTATCGTCAATGAATCGTTAAGTAGCAGTGATCCAAATAAAGTTACTCTAACCGATATAACTTTTTGTCCTTATGTACATCAAATTAAGGTAAATGGTAAATTTGTAATCTCTTCATTACAAGTATTACCTAGTGAGAATAAAGTAGAAAGACCGGTACAAAATTACGTTAACAAGTTCAAAACAGGCTTACTAGCTAATTGGAGTTTACCGTTCAAGTGGGAATTGTTCCCTAGTGACTGGATGTATCAAGTAGATGCTAATAACAATCATCTATTACAAGTAGCGTTAGAAAACGATAGGTTAGTACTGTATAAGTTATCTGACTCATTTACTCGTAAAGTTGACCACGGCACTAAACAACTCATAGGTAAACATCACAGTCAATTAGATAACGCTACTATGTATCAGCAACGTACTAAGATCGCGGATCTTGGAACTGTTGAACTAATAACAACTAACGATATTCAATGGGTTGCATCAATGCCCCGCTACGAATATCTCGCGGATATGCTTAATAAGTCAGGTAAGATTACAGCTAGTGAGTATGATAAGTATGATGGATTATCACTGACTCATGATCAGTTAAGTGTAGGAGAACGTGAGTTATGTAAGAAAAAAAGTATAGGACAATCCGTGACAGTAACGGGCAATTATGATCCCATTATTATCGTATCAGGTAAGGTTAAGCACGTTAAAACAGATGATAGCTGCAAATGGTTATCTAAAATATTTGATAGTGCAAGATTGAAAATGATTAAGGCTAATGTACGCGAATTAGAAACTAAAATACAAAATGCAACTTATCAACAGGATACTAACTTAGCTGATAAGAGAACACGCGACTTTATAAGGACAATGACAACTACATATAAAGCATTGATTAGAAGTCATCAAGTAGAATTACCAGATAACCAACTCAACTCACTAGCTGTTAATATACTTGAATACTTAGTTATTAAGTTATCAATGGACAGAAAACAGCTAGTTGATACTAAACACAAGTTAACTATCAATGATAACCTTATGTACACTGATAACGCCGATTACAACAAGCGTATAACAGAATTTAATAAGTTAGTTTATAAAGTTAGAAGTTATCAAACTGATAAAGGTAATTCACACATTGAACAGGGAACTGGTAAAGGTCTTATCACCTATAAGATCAAGTGAACCGCCGAACTACTCATGTAACAAATGATACCAGTAACTAGAGCCGCCCCTAACAAGGTGGCTTTTTTGTTGCGTAGTTGTAATGGATTATCTTTTTTTTTTCTTACGGGAATTTTTTTCACGTCTTTTGATTTATTAAGACGTTAAAGATAATAATGTCTAGTTAAACATCCAATTAATTACAGGA